TCTCAAAGGCAGCTTGGTACTCTCTAATGGCCAGCCGCATTGCGGCTTGGACACTAGCGAGGCGAAGCCCCGGGATCATATCTGACGCTAGGAGGAAGTCATTATGCAGAGCTTTCGCTCCGCTCAATGATGCTCCTAGCGCCAGGATCCCAATCGGGCTCAACAGGGACCAAAGAATAGCCCTCCACCGGTTGGCTCCGACACCACGTCGAAGATCAGCTGGCATGGAGGCAAGCATATTCTGCACCGCTTCAGGAAATAGGTGACCTCCTTTTGAGAGGAAGTCGCCCAGGAGAGATGGAACGTACCAAGCGTTTCGGAGTGCTCCTAAGAGTACTCCAACACCGATTGGACTCACCTCAGCTTGAGGAGAGACCAATCGTTTGGCAAATTCCATCCAGCCCGACTTAGATCGAAGGCTCTTCGCCATCGAAATGTCGACCCCTAAAGAGCGCATAATAGCCAGGTAGGCATCCGCTACACCTTGCCCGAGAATGACTACGTCATCTCCGAGCACGGCATAGAAAGGATACCACCCCACCCATCCAGTTCTTTGCGCAGCCAACTGCACCACAAAGTGGTGTGTTAATGCTAGCATCGCCCAGGACGAGAGCGCTCCCATGGGCTGACCCACGCTGTAGCGCAGGAAAACTCCACGGTGAAACCACGGGCGGGAAACCAGTAGAGTCTTCCAGGCCCAGGCTGTCCATCTTCCAAAGAAGAAGGCCAGTACTTGGACTTGGAGATCTACCGGGATCCGATCCGTGGCTGCAGTTAAGTCAAAGGAGAAGGCCGGATAGAAGCGAGCCCAGTACCGCAATGCGGTAAGGGGGGCCTGCTGGTCATGAGTCCCATCTTGCGGAATGGTCTTCAATTTCTTGAAGATCGCCGCATGAAGGGGCTTAAGAAGAGCTTGGGTCCACCCATCTGTGATCGCGAATAATCGAACCTTTCCTGCGCCCTCCTGTTTCTCGGACAATCGTCCGAGGCACAGGGGGCGCGCTTTGAAGTGACCGCATAGCCATGCGATGATCACTGCGGGTCCGGTCAGAATACCGGTTACCACCTGAGCCACAAGCAATAGCTTATTCCGAGTCAGGACGCATAGCATAATGAATGCAACCCACGTAGTGGGGTACATAAAGAATGCAAATGCATCGAGACCCAGAGTAGCCGTCGCATGCGACCCATTTGGTCCGGCTGACCCCGACCAGAATACTGCAGCTGGTCCCCATGTAGGACGCCAACCGAAAAGTTTCGCAACGCGTGCCAATTCCGGTACGGGCAGTGTTCTTGAAAGACCACTGAACGCAGCCGTAATTGTTCCTGTCTTGAGGACAGGTGTTGCGAAGACTACTCGGTATAGGGTCAAGACGGTTAGGCATAGGACCATCACTGATCGATTGATACCGATTAATCGGCGCAATTTAGCAGGGATGATTCTAGGCACACCTCTACTATCCCGACTCACCAAAACGGGTTGGGAAGGATCCCTTCTCGTTTCTGGGGTGCCAGCAATAGCAGCCATCAGTAACCGGTGGGCCTCCTTTAGATAGAGTACCAGAAATTCTGGACCACTCTTTCTCCAAAGGGATTCCACACGGTGCATGAGGATCTCAACCTCCGCCCGAAAAGGTCGGAGTGAGAGAAGCCAAAGCAGCAGGCGACCGAGAGCGGCGATTTCGTTAATACGAAGCCACCGCCCCCGATCGAATGCTGTCTTAAGACCGGCTGATGTAATTCTTGTCGCAAGATAAGGATTTCTTCAGTCGCTGTCTTAGGACCCTTGATCGTCTGCAGCGGAGGGGGGGCGAGCCCCCCCGATGCCCAGCAGCCGGTT